ATCTCCGTTGCCGGAAAACAGCGGGGACTGGTCGGAAAAAGAAGTGGAATATATTTCAACATTATTGACCTCATCAAAGGCAAAGAAGAAAACGATAGACCCACATACCTTCTTGTTGAGAACGTTAAGAACCTGCTATCGATTAATGCAGGATTCGACTTTGCCACCGTTTTGTCTGAAATGGACGAAGCGGGGTATGACTGTCGGTGGCAGGTGCTTAACTCCAAGAACTTCGGAGTGCCGCAGAACAGAGAGCGTGTGTTCATTATCGCAAATCTTAGAAGCCGAGGTAGACGAGAAATATTACCTCTCACCGGAGAAAACGAAGCAGCTCTTAACCAGCTTGTAGGAGGCATGCAGGGTTACCGGGTATACGGTACGGACGGACTGTCAGCTACACTCGTGGGAAATGCCGGAGGGGTCGGTGCTAAGACGGGACTCTATTTTATTGATCAGTCCAACACCGCTCCCAAGGTTACGGATACTGCCAGATGCCTGACTGCAAGATACACATCGGGAATGGTCAATCATACCGCCATGAATTCTGCGGTGCTTGAAGTGCATCCGGTACTTACACCGGAGCGTATGGAAAAGAGGCAGAACGGCAGACGGATGAAAGAAGACGGAGAGCCGATGTTTACATTGACCAGTCAGGACAGACATGGTGTGTATCTGTGTGAAAAGACACGGCAGGTGCTTCATGTTAAGAATGCTACCAAGAAGGGATTCGAGGAGGCCAGGGAAGGGGACAGCATAAATCTGGCATTTCCCGACAGCAATACCAGAAGGGGAAGAGTCGGAAAGGGCTGTTCACAGACACTTGACTGTGGCGGTCAAATGGGAGCAGTGGTAAAAGCGGGGCGCATAAGGCGGCTGACACCGAGGGAGTGCTTCAGACTGCAGGGATTTCCGGATGCTTTATTTGACAGGGCAGCCAAGGTCAACTCCGATGCCCAGCTGTATAAACAGGCAGGTAATGCGGTGACTGCAACGGTAGCCTATGCCGTGGCAATGAGTCTTCCGGAATCAAGGGAAGAAATATAGACCGAAATGAAAAAAAGACTGGATATTTCCTCCGGTATGAGTGATATATGTAGTACCAAAACGAAACGGAGGGAACAGCTTATGCAGATTAAAACAATATCGGCAGACAGAAAAGAAATCGTGAAAGCGATGGAACTCATCCTTGGGATGAAAGCAAAATATCAGGGACCGCCGACCTTTGCCTATGTAATCGGCAACTTTACGGTCGACAGGAACGGGTCGGTGGAAACGGATACGGAGGAAGAAGGAATCAGTATGAAGCAGGAACTTACAGCGAGGGGAATTGCGGAAGCGGATGAAACTACCCTGAAGGTGGAACTTCCCATGACGGGCATGACAGCGGATGCGGTCAGAAATCTTCTTTACATGATTCACAGCAAACAGTACCTTCTGAAAAAATCCATCGGAGCGGATACCATAAAGGTTTCGGATAAACTGGTGGAGAGACTGCAGGGTGAGGAAGCGGCAGACCTTGAGGCGGTGCTTCGGATCATCGGGGAAGAGCAGCCTTTTGGGATTGCCTTTTCGGAAGAAAGAATCAGCTTTACGGGATTCCCGTTTGATGCACAAAGGGTAAAAGCCTACACGGAACTTGCCGCCCTTATGGTGAAAGGGGCAAAGGAGGCAAAGAGGGTCAATCCGAAGGAGACCGTTGAGGAAAACGAAAAATACTATATGCGGATATGGCTTGTAAGGCTTGGCCTTGACGGAAAGGATGCAAAGGAAACCAGAAGGGTGCTGTTGGAAAACCTGAAGGGTCATACCGCATTCAGGACGGAAGCCGATAAGGAAAAGTGGATGGAGAAAAACTCCAGAAAGAAGGAAAACGAAGAGCAATAGCAGGATTTATGCTGCCATAATGTACACAAACCACGGGAGAAATCTTTGTGTACATTATGCTTCGAATTAACTGGATATATGTGCCGCACAGAGCGAATATGTACCTACCGAAAGGGAAAACAACCAAAAAGGAAGGTACATAGAGATGAATGAAAAGACAAGAATCCAGATTCAGGAAATGAAAAAGCAGACCATCGGGGTCGAGATTGAGATGAACCACATTACAAGGGAAAAGGCTTCCAAGCTTGCAGCCGATTTTTTCGGAACAGGCAGATACGAGTACACGGACGGAAGAAACGGTTACAGCACCTGGTCCGCATGGGACGAAAGCGGAAGGGAATGGAAATTCCAAAAGGATGTGAGCATTGCGGGACCCGACAGTGAGAAATGCGAACTGGTTACCCCGATTCTTACCTACGATGACATACCGGTCCTTCAGGAACTGATAAGGATTCTCAGACATAACAAGGCGGTCAGCAACGCAAACGAAGGATGCGGAGTCCACATCCACATCGGAGCGGACGGGCATACACCGAAGAGCTTAAGAAACCTTGCCAACATCATGGCAAGCCACGAAAGCCTTCTGATAGACGCCATCAACATTGACCACTGCAGGGCAGACCGCTACTGCCAGACGGTAAACAGGAATTTCCTCAAGAAACTCAACAGCAGAAAGCCGAAGACGATGGAGAAATTCAAAGACCTCTGGTACATCGAGAACGGAGGAAACTACGGAAGAAACAGGCATTACAACGAAAGCAGATACCATATGCTGAACTACCATGCAACCTTTACAAAAGGGACCATCGAATTCAGACTTTTCCAATTTGACAACCCTTCCGAGGGAAAGAGAGGCGGACTGCACGCAGGGGCGCTTAAGAGTTACATCCAGCTCTGCCTTGCACTCAGCCAGATGGCAAAGACCGCTTCCTCGGCAAGCCCGCAGGAACCGCAGCACGAGAATCCGAAATACGCAATGAGAACTTGGCTCCTCCGCCTCGGGTTCATCGGAGAGGAATTTGCAACTGCAAGGGACATCCTTACAAGAAGACTTGAGGGGGATGCAGCATTCAGAAACGGAAGAGCATAAGCCAAAGGAGACAGCCTTCCGCTACCTTCGACCGCACGGGCGGTCTTAAGGTGGTAGAAGGGTATCCCCTTCGGAAAGGATGGATAGAAAATGAGCAAGTATTACTTAGCCTACGGCAGCAACCTGTCGATGGCACAGATGGCAGGACGGTGTCCCGATGCGGTTTATGTCGGGACGGCAGAAATTGCGGATTATCAGCTTCTGTTTAAGGGGAGTCAGACGGGAAGTTATCTGACGGTAGAACCGAAAGCAGGAAAGAAAGTTCCGGTTCTGGTTTGGAGAATCAGTGACAGGGATGAAAGGAACCTTGACCGCTACGAGGGATGTCCGGAATTCTATTACAAAAAGGAAATCACCGTAGAGATGAAATCCCTCACGGACGGGATGCCGCTTGGAAAGATTGATGCACTGATTTATATTATGCATGAGGAACGCTCCCTCGGATGTCCCACACTGCGGTATTATGAAGTCTGCCTTGAGGGATATGTCAGATTCGGGTTTTCAAGAGGTATTTTGGAACAGGCACTAAAGGACAGTGTCGGAAAAAGGATGGGAAACGCCATGCTGAAGGAGGTAGGGTATTATGATTAGAAGGCCATATCCTACGGAAAAGGAAATACGGAGTGTAAAGGACAGTTATCCGAAGGGCTGCAGGGTGGAACTGGTAAGGATGGAGGATCCGTTCGTGAATATACCGCCCGGAACAAGAGGTACGGTTACGGGTGTGGATGACATCGGTACAATTCATGTGGCATGGGATACAGGGCATCATTTGGGAATTGCACTTATGGAAGATGAATGCAGAAGGGTGGATGAATAATATGGAATTTGAAAGTAACACAAATCAGACGGTACGGTGCCGGATGAAAGAATTCAGGGAAAAATATCTGCAGATTAGTGTAGAGGAGTTTTCCAAGCAGACGGGAATTGAAGTTTCCAGAGTGAAGAATATAGAAGCCGGAAAGGCTAAGATAAAACTGAGTGAGATGACGGCAGTCATGGATGTTTATTCCCTGAGCAGTGATTACCTGCTTGGACGGGTTGAAAGACCCAAGCCTATCATAACGGATCCCCAGACTGCAAAAGCATGGGCAGCCATAGAGCAGCTTTCTCCCGAAGAACTGCACAAGCTGTATGACATGATGAAGAAAAAGCAGAGAGTTACAACCATCTGCTACGGGGAAGAAAAGGTATGGAATTCAAGGGAAGAGGCGGAAGCCTTTTTCCTTCAGGCAATGGCGGGTTCCGAAGGAAGCGAACAGAACCGTTATGCCGCCATATACACGAAACTGCAGATGGGTATGGAGGTATGCAGTGATGATGAGTGAAGTGGTAAAGGAACAGATACTTGCCGTAAGGGATACGGCACTTACCAATATGTTTGATATTCCTGCGGTGCAGAAGATTGCTTCCGATATGGGATACTTTGAACTGGTGCTTTTCCTTGAGGAAAACCGGAAGACCTACGTGCAGTTTATCCTTACGGGTGAATCATAACATACACTACAGTCGATAGCAGACAGCATTCTGTATCAGGAATATACGGTTAAGTGAGTCTGCACAAAGCAGGACAGGAAATAAGAGATTTGAAAAGAGGCTTCTTCGGAGGCCTTTTTTGCTGCCATGAAACGGAGGTGAGGACAGTGGCGCAGAGAGGAAGGAAACCGAAGCCAACGGCAATCAAGGTGCTTGAGGGAAATCCGGGCAAGAGAAGCCTTAACACGGGCGAACCCAAGCCTCAGAAAAAAGCACCACGGTGTCCGGCATGGCTTGAGGATGAGGCAAAAAAGGAATGGAAGCGGATGAGCAGACAGCTTGAGGATCTGGGAATCCTTACGGAGATTGATATGGCTGCCTTTGCAGGATACTGTCAGGCATACGCCAGATGGAAGGAAGCAGAGGAGTTTATTACCCAGCACGGTACAATCGTAAAGACCCCGAGCGGATACTGGCAGCAGGTACCGCAGGTATCCATTGCCCAGACTTATCTGAAAATCATGAACAAATTCTGTGAGCAGTTCGGTCTGACACCGTCTGCCAGAAGCAGAATCGTTTCGGATAAGAACGAGGATAAACAGAGTGATGAGATGGAACTTTTACTTGTGAAAGGCGGTGGCGGTTAATGTTTTGTCAGGAAAAAGCGGACCATGCAGTGCATTTCATTAACTGCCTGAAACACACCAAGGGAAAGTGGAGGGGTGTTCCGTTTGAACTGCTTCCTTGGCAGGATGTTATCATTCGTGACATATTCGGCACGGTTAAGGATAACGGATACAGGCAGTATAATACAGCCTATGTGGAAATCCCAAAGAAGAACGGGAAATCGGAACTGGCAGCCGCCATTGCCTTATACATGACCTGCGGTGACGGGGAATGGGGAGCAGAAGTTTACGGTTGTGCTTCCGACAGGCAACAGGCATCCATCGTATTTGATGTTGCGGTGGATATGGTGGATCAGTGTCCGGCACTGAAAAAGCGGATAAAGCCTGTCATGTCGGTAAAGCGTCTGGTATATCTGCCGACAAACAGTTTTTATCAGGTACTGTCGGCAGAGGCATATACCAAGCACGGTCTGAATGTCCATGCGGTTATTTTTGATGAACTTCATGCACAGCCTAACAGGGAACTGTTTGATGTCATGACAAAAGGCTCCGGTGATGCCAGAACCCAGCCGCTGTATTTTCTGATTACCACAGCCGGGACGGACAGAAATTCCATCTGTTTTGAACAGCATCAGAAAGCAGTGGATATTCTGGAAGGACGAAAAATCGATCCGACTTTTTATCCCGTGATTTACGGGGC